GTCTTGGGGTGTTGCGAGGGCTTTATTGGTTCTTGGTGTCAAAAAGCCAACCAGAGTCTTATGCGCCCGTGAGTTCCAAAACTCTATAGGCCAATCAGTCCACAAGCTCTTATCAGATCAAATCATTGCATTAAAGTTGGAATCTTTTTATGAAATTACACAGAACTCCATTAGGGGCAAGAATGGTTCAGAGTTTGCGTTCGTTGGGCTTAAAAACAATGTTGCTAACATAAAATCATTCGAAGGAGTTGACATTGTGTGGTGTGAGGAAGCCGCCTCAATTAGTCAGTCTAGTTGGAATGTTCTTATACCTACAATCCGTAAAGAAGGTTCAGAAATATGGGTCACATTCAACCCAGAGCTTGAATCAGACGAAACTTACCAGCGATTTGTAGTTAATCCACCAAGTAATTGCAAAGTTGCAAAGATTAATTGGTCAGACAATCCCTGGTTCCCAGATACACTCAAACTAGAGAAAGATGCCCTTTTTAGTAGGGACAGAGAAGCCTACAACACAGTCTGGGAAGGCTTATGCCGTCAGACAGTAGATGGTGCTATCTTTGCTAAAGAAATGACGATGGCAGAGCTAGACGGAAGGATTACGAATGTTCCTTATGACCCAATTAAGCCAGTTCACGCAGTCTTTGACCTCGGTTGGGCTGACGCTACTGCTATTTGGTTTGTGCAGTTTATTGGCATGGAAACTCGCCTCATTCGGTATTATGAAAACAACCAAGAAACAATAGCGCATTACCTGGCTAAAATGCAGTCGTATGGATATGTATATGACACTATTTGGCTACCTCATGATGCTGGAAACAAGACTTTGGCCTCAAACGGCAAATCTATTGAAGAAATCGTTAGAGCTTCAGGGTATAACACTCGAGTTATTGAGCGAACACCCATCGCTGATTCTATTAATGCTGCCCGAATGATGTTTAACAAGTGCTGGTTTGATAAAGCAAACTGCCACGATGGACTGCAATGTTTGCGCCATTATCGCTATGACGTTGATCCTGATACCAAACAGTTCAGTCAAAAGCCATTACACGATAACTATTCGCATGGAGCAGATGCTTTTAGGTACATCGGATTAATGGTAAATGAGCCTAGAAAAGCCCCTAAACAACGGGGAAATTATCAACTCCCGTCAAGCTGGATGGGCTAAAATGTGTAGTAAAAAGACAACAGATGTCTTAAAATCAGACAATCTTTAAGGAATTCCTATGGCATACGACAGAGTTGCAGACTCCCAATCAGACGGCAGAATCGAAGAAGCCAAAGACTTTTTAAGACTTTGTAATGATTCGGATAGCAATAATCGTGCCGAAGCCTTAGATGATGTGAGATTTGCAGCAGGCGATCAATGGCCTGTGGATGTGCAAAATAGCCGAGTATTAGAAGCTCGCCCATGTCTGACCATCAATAAAGTGGATGCTTATATCCGTCAAATCTGTAATCAGCAAAGACAGCAACGCCCACGCATTAAAGTGCATGGAATGAACAATGAGTCAGACGCTAAAGTCGCTGAGATCATTACTGGTATCTGCCGTCATATTGAGAACCAATCCGATGCAGACTCAGCCTACGATCACGCTTTTGAATACGCAGTTAAGATGGGCTGGGGCTATTGGCGTATCACTACAGACTATGTAAGAGAGGACAGCTTTGACCAAGAAATTTACATTAAGCCGATTGAAAACCCTTTTACTGTCTATTTTGATCCTAATAGCGTGCTTCCTGATGGTAGCGATGCTGAGCGTGTCCTTATTACGACAGTTATCAGCAAAAACGTGTTTAAAAAGATGTATCCCAACGCTGAATTTGACCAGGGCTTCTCCTCAAGAGGAACAGGTGACACCGAATCCGAATGGGTCACGAAAGAAGATATACGTATAGCCGAGTATTTCTACACAGAACGCATTAAGACAGAGTTAGTTCAGCTATCTGATGGCACTACAGTCTATAAGGATGAAATGCCTCCTAAAGACGTTTTAGAGGCTTCTGGCATTACTGTGATTGATAGCAGAGAAACGTGGAAAAAGAAGATTAAGTGGTGCAAGCTGACTGCTATGGAAATCCTCGAAGAAGGCGAATGGGCGGGTAAATTTATCCCTGTTGTGCCTACTTATGGTCAAGAAGTACGTGTAGATGACAAGCATAAGAAGTTTGGCTTGGTTCGCATGGCTAAAGACCCACAACGTATGTATAACTACTGGTCAACGGCTTTGACTGAAACTGTAGCCCTTGCTCCTAAAGCAAAATGGTTGTTGGCTGAAGGACAAGATGAAGGTCATGAGAACGAATGGGCGATGGCTAACATCAAAGCTATGCCTGTTTTACGTTACAAACAGACAGATATTGAGGGCAGACCAGCTCCAGCTCCTACAAGATTACAACCAGAGCCACCTCCTGCGGGCGTGATGTCTGCTTTGCAAGGAATGAATCAGGATTTACAAGCTGTAGTTGGTATTTTTGATCCTAGCCAGCTTCCTACCGGAATGATGACTGGTAAAGCTATGCAAGGTCAGCAAGCCCAAGTGGATATGACCAATTTCCACTATTACGACAATTTGACACGCAGTATCCGTCACACAGGTCGCATCATTCTTGATCTGATCCCTAAGATTTATGACAGAGAACGGGTCATGCGGATCATTGGCGATGATGGAAAGCCTGAATTAGTCACGATTAATCAGCGTAGCCAAGACGAGCAAGGCGTAACAAAAGTCCTCAATGACGTAACTGTGGGCGAATATGACGTAGTTATGGATACAGGCCCTGGATACAACTCCAAGCGTCAAGAAGCTGCCGATACCATGACACAATTATTGCAAGTTGATCCACAACTGATGCAAGTGGCAGGCGATTTGGTATTCCGTAATATGGATTTCCCTGGCGCAGAAGTCATTGCAGATCGTTTGGCTGCCTCTAACCCAATGTCACAGATTGATGATAAGTCACCAATCCCGCCACAAATTCAGATGCAAATCGCTGCTGGTAAAGCGCAGATGCAGAAGTTACAGCAAGAAAATCAGCAGTTGCAGATGATGATTAAACAACGTCAAGACATCGAAAGCGTTAAACAAGAGGCTGAAACTAAGCGTGAACTCATGCGTCAGCACACCAAAGCGCACGATACCGAAATGCGTACAGAAACTGCTGCTCAAGATACAGTTGTTAAGACACAGACTCAGCTTGAAATTGAACAGATGAAGGCGCAATTAGCCCTTGTTTTGGCGCATATTAATAAGACTGATTTCAAAGCTGCCAACGCAGAAGCGATCGAAAGAGCTATTTAATGTTGTAAAAACACAACACTTATGATATAAAAGCAGTTGTAATACCTACCAATGGGTTCATTGGGTAAAAATCTTGAGGAATCTCATGTCAGAAGAAACAGCAGTAAGAACAGCAGACAATGTAGTAACGTCAGATAATTTAGCGGAATGGACTGCTAATAAATTAGGTTTAGCCAGCGAAGAAGCCCCTGTTGAGGCTGAAACTGTCGAGGAAACTCCAGAGTCAGAGCCATCAGTTGAGGCCCAAGCCGAGAATTTACCTGAGGCAGAACAAGAAGCGGAAGTAACAGACAAGCCTAAACAAAATCCCAAAATTGAAAAGCGATTTCGTGAGCTTACAACTCGTGCTAAACAAGCTGAAGCCGAAAAACAAGCCCTTGAAGCCCGCTTACAAGAACTTGAGAGCAAAGTAGCACCTCCTAAAGCAGAAGAAGCTGACCCTGTGGGCGAGAAGCCAACCAGGGCGCAATTTAACAATGTTGATGAATATGCAGAAGCATTGGCTGAGTGGAGCGCAGAAAAAGCATTAGTTGAGCGTGATAAGCAAGAACAGCAACGCAAAATCGAGGAACAACGCCAAGAAGTAATCAAGTCTTGGTCGCAAAAACTTGAGAAAGTGAAAGCTGAATTGCCTGATTTTGATGATATGGTAGCTTCAAGCCAAGTCCAAGTGAGAGATGAAATCAAGGATGCAATCTTGGAGTCTGATGTAGGCCCTCAAATCCTATATCACTTAGCATCAGATGACGAATACGCCCAAAAGTTTGCTTCAATGCCTGTGTCAAAAGCTCTGAAGGAATTAGGGAAATTGGAAATTCAGTTTGAGCGTAAAGAAGCTTCTGCTGAAGTCAAAAGCGAAACTGTTGCTCGTAGTAAAGCACCAGCACCGATTAAACCTATTAGTGCAAGCAAATCCGGTGGCGATGTTCTGATTGATGGAGATGGACAATTTCATGGAACGTATGCCCAATGGAAAGCAGCACGACAGGCTAAACGGATACGCTGATAAACCCAATTTAAATAAAGGAAATAATCATGGCAAATAATTTGCTAACTATTTCTAAGATCACTAACGAAGCGTTAATGGTCTTGGAAAACGAATTAACATTTACAAGCGAAGTCGATAGAAATTATGACGACCAATTTGCAATCGTGGGTGGTAAGATCGGTAACACAGTAAACGTTCGTAAACCAGGTCGTTTCATTGGTACAACTGGCCCAGCTTTGAACGTTGAAGATTTCAACGAAACTTCAGTTCCTGTAACCCTCAGCACCCAGTTCCACGTTGATACTCAGTTCACCACGCAAGATTTGGCATTGAGCCTCGATATGTTCTCTGATCGTGTATTGAAGCCTGCTGTAGCTGCTATCGCTAACAAGATTGATCGTGATGGTACTTTGCAAGCTGCAAACAACACCGCTAACATCGTTGGCGTTGCTGGTACACCTCCAACTGGTTTGATTACTTACCTGACCGCTGCTGCTTACCTTGATTCTGAAGGCGCACCCCGTGATGGCCGTCGTTCATGCGTAGTTGAGCCATTTACTTCTGCTACTATCGTTGACAGCTTGAAAGGCCTCTTTGTGCCACAAGAAGCTATTGGCGAACAGTATCGCAAAGGTTTGATGGGTCGTGACTCTGCTGGTATGAATTGGAAGATGGATCAAAACATTGTTTCCCATACTTTCGGTAGCTTCTCAGGTTCTGCAACTGTTAACACCACAACCGCAACTGGTTTCTTGACATCTGGCTGGGCTTCTTCAAGCACAATCACTTTGACTCTGACCAATGGCGTTAGCTTAAATCAAGGCGATACATTCACCATCGCTGGCGTTTATGCAGTTAACCCACAGAATCGTCAGGCTTATGGTTCAAACAAACTGCGTAACTTTGTTGTTAATACTGCTGTTAGCGGTTCAGGTGGTACTATTTCTGTAAACGTAAGCCCAGCTATCATTACTGCTGGTCAGTTCCAGAACGTATCTATTCCTTCAACCAGCTCTACTGCTGCTGTTAGCTTCTTTAACCAGTCTGGTACTGTTTCCCCACAAAACATCATCATGCACCGCAATGCGTTTACTCTCGCAGTAGCCGACCTTGAGTTGCCAGAAGGTGTTCACTTTGCAGGTCGTGCAAGCGACAAGGAAATCGGTCTGTCAATGCGTGTAGTTCGTCAATACACCATTAACAACGACTCTATTCCTACTCGTTTAGACGTTCTGTATGGTTGGGCAAATCTGTATCCTGAACTCGCTTGCCGTGTTGCAGCTTAATTAACCGACAACTTAAAAGGAAACTATTATGTCTAATCCAGGACCAGCAATTACTAATACAGCTCACTACCTCATTGATGGCGATTCTACCGATGGTACAATCATTGCCCCCAATGGTGGCCCAGTAGGCTTTTTTAGCACCACAGCAGTAACCCAGCAAGGCGCAGTAGGTAACACCACTACTACTACTGCTGGTAGCACTACCGCTGTTTATGTCAATACCACCTTCCCAGGCGCATCAGGAAGCACAGCTTACACAATCGGTGACATCGTTACCGCATTGAAGGCTTATGGTTTATTGAAATCGTAATATCGTAGTAAATTGAGAAAGCCCACCTTAAAAAAGGTGGGTTTTTTCTTTTATTTTCTTATATAATCGTTGTAGAATTACCACACCCCCCTTTGCAAAGGATAAATTATGTCAAGCACTACAGTAACCCGTGGCAATGCCCACGAAGTTTTTTACATTCAGCCAACTTTTGATAACACCTCAAATTCTTTAGCTGCCAATACAACTACAGCCGTTACTTATAACGTAGCTGGTCTGCAAACTTCAGATCAAATCATCGTTGTAGGCTATAACGGCTCACAAACTGCTGGCGTTGTTATTGCAGAAGCCGATTGCTTAACCGCAGGCGTTTTAACTGTTCAATATGGCAATTTGACTGCTACTGCTACTTTAAAACCAGCAAGTGGTGTTTATACTCTGCAAATTATCCGTTTAGAAGGCAATCCAGCCCCAACTAACGCTGCTTAAGGATAAATAATGGCTAACGTATCAGCATATCGTTTTGTAGGCCCTACAACGGCTATTAGCGTTAGTGGCACTTCTTCTACTTCTGTAACGATTACCCCTAACGGGAACGATCAAGCGAACTTTTGTGGCTTTTTAAATACGGGTGCTAACCCTATTGCTATTACGATTACTCCTGCCGTTGCAGGAACATCGACAACAGCACCAGCAGCCGTATTGCCATCAGGCGGATCAAGCAGTCAGAGCTTTGTGTTGGGTGTAGCAATGTCCCAGCCAACAGTTTTGGCAGTTCCCCCAAGTTTTGCAATTACAGCGATTGGAACGAGTGGCACACTATATGTGTTGCCAATGGTTGACCAAAACTAATAAAGGCCAATTATGGCTGTCAACGATTCTGTAACGCAGAATTTACTGCCTGTTCAGGCTTATTTTGACCTACAAGGGAACTTTCAAACCTTTATAGGTCAGAATCAGCCTTTTTACGCTACTGTAAACCCTGTTCAATCAGGGTTAACCATTACTAATAGCACGATTGATAGCACAACTATCGGTGCTAATAGTCCTTCTACAGGCGTTTTTACCAATATTTCAGCGACTACAGGGCAAATTAGCACCACGCCCTCAAACTCTGCGGATATTGCAAATAAATTCTATGTAGATACAGTTGCTCAGGGTCTTGGCCCTAAAGCTGCGTGTCAAGTCGCTACAACGGCTAATATTACGCTCTCAGGGCTTCAAACCATTGATGGGTACACTACCCTAGCTGGTGATCGTGTTCTCGTTAAGAATCAGACTCAAAGCCAATATAACGGCATTTATATTGCATCCGCATCCGCTTGGACTCGTTCAGTTGATATGGATGTATGGGCAGAAGTGCCAGGTGCTTATACAGTCATCCTCAATGGTGGTCAGTTAGACACAGGATGGGTTTGCACCGCAACACAAACAGGCACAATTAATGTTACAGCAATGCCTTGGGTGCAGTTTTCAGGCACAAATACCTATTATGCAGGCACAGGATTAAATCTTAGTGCCAACACATTTAGCATCACAAATACAGGCGTTTCAGCTAATACTTATGGCTCTGCCAGCGCAGTTCCTGTCATAGCCGTAAATGCTCAAGGGCAGATCACTAGCGCAACTACGACATCTATTGCCATATCCAATACTCAAGTTAGCGGTCTTGGCACGATGTCAACGCAAAATGCGAATAGCGTAGCAATTACAGGAGGCTCGATCAATGGCACTACTATTGGCGGTTCTTCTGCTGCCGCAATTACTGGTACTACTATTACTGCTACTTCTTCTTTTAGTGGATCAGGTAGCGGGCTTACCGGAACAGCATCAGGACTAAGCATTGGTGGAAATGCTGCGACTGCAACATACGCAACCACCGCAGGATCGGCTTCTTCCGCTACAACGGCTACGACTGCTACAAACTTAGCGGGTGGCGCAGCGTATAGCTTGCCTTATCAGTCTGCATCAAGCACAACGACATTCTTAGCATCTGGCACAGGTGTATTGCAAGATAACGGCACATTGGCATGGACTACCACGCCCTCCCTATCAGGAACAAACTTTAGCAATATTCCTAATAGTGCTTTGACCAACTCTAGCATTACGATTGGTTCTACCTCTATTAGTTTGGGTGCAACAGCATCTACGCTGACTAGCGTTACGATGGCTACGCCTACGATTTCTAGCTACGAAACTTATACAGCGACTTCTGCCCCAAGTTACAACGCAGGTCGTTTATGGTATGACAGCACAGTTAATTCATTAGCTTATTACAACGATGTTACAAATAACACCTTGCATATTGGCGAAGAAGTCCAATTAAAGGTTTATAACAATACAGGCTCTACGATCAATATTGGTCAGCCTGTTTACATAACATCTACAAGTAGCGGATATACCTATCCAAACGTAGCTTTGGCGATTGCTAATAGTCTTACGACAGGAAACGTGATTGGTCTTGCTAACCAGGCTATTCCTACAGGAACGGCTGGTTACGTAACAACGATTGGTCTAATTCAAGGTGTAAATACAGGAAGCTATACAGTAGGCGATACCCTTTATTTATCCCCTTATTCTGCTGGTTTCTATCAAAATACGATTCCACCAACAGGTTATGCAATCAAAATCGGAACTGTTGCTTATGTAAATTCATCAACTGGTGCAATTTATGTTAATAAGAGCAATTTATCAATCCAGGCGTCTAATATTATTGGACAAGTTGCTTTAGCAAATGGTGGCACAAACGCCAATTTAACGGCTGTAGCAGGCGGAATCGTATATTCTGGCGCATCTGCCCTAGCAATTAGCGCAGCAGGCACAAGCGGTCAAGTATTAACCTCAGGTGGTACAGGCGCACCGACTTGGACTACTTCCACCTCTTATGCGACTGTAACCGATGACACCACTACAAATAGCACTCGTTATCCTTTGTTTGCTAACCAAACAAGCGGAAACCTATCAACAGAATATACAAGCTCTACTAAGCTCCAATATAACCCTTCTACTGGCGTATTTACGGCTACAGGATTTAGCGGTTCAGGAGCAAGTCTAACCAGCCTTACTGCTGGTAATTTATCAGGAACTATTCCTAGTGGTGTTTTAGGCAATTCCTCGCTTTATATTGGCACTACCGCAGTTCCGTTGAACTCGGCAAGCGGAAGTATTACCTCTTTAGCGGTCAATATTAGCGGTTCAGCAAGCTCGGCTACAACTGCGACCACAGCGACTAATGCTAATAATGTGGCAGTCACAGATAATACCAGCACCAACGCAACCTATTATCCTGTTTATGTAGCCTCTACAAGCGGTAATCAGTCTATCAATACAGCGTCAACTAAGTTAAAATTTAATCCATCTACAGGCGCATTAACCGCCTCAACTATTTATATCGCACCATAAGGAATAATCATGGGTCAATTAGTCTTTCAAGCAACAGCAGGCGGTCAGGTAGCCCTAGTTGGCCCTAATCCTACCTCTAACTTTTCATTAAACGTTCCTGCTGTAAACGGCAATCTTGTAACCACAGGCGATACAGGCACAGTAACCAACACAATGTTGGCTTCTTCTGCTTATACTGCCCCTGGCACAATCGGCTCAGGAACACCTAACTCTGGTGCTTTTACTACCCTTTCTGCAAGCTCAACAGTATCAGGCACAGGATTTAGCACTTATTTAGCTTCTCCTCCTGCTATTGGTGGAACAAGCCCAAGCACAGGTAAATTTACTAGCATTACTAATACAGGTATAACTGCTACTCAAGTTATTTATGCAACCACAGGCGGTTTAGAAACTAGTTCATCTAATTTAACTTTTAGCGGAACAGTATTAACTACACCTACTATCTCAAGCCCTTCTGCAACCGCTTTTACACTTCAATCTGCTGGTACTACTGCGGTAACTATTGATACATCACAGAATGTAGGTATTGGTACTACTTCGCCATCAAATAAAGTAGAAGTAACTGGCGCAGTAAAAATTAATGCGGCAGCCAATGGAACAAGAAGTTTATATTTTGGGCCATCTGGTGGAAATTATGCTGCTATTACTTATGATGATTCTGCTGGAAGTTTAGCCCTTGGAACCATTTATGGATATCCATTAATATTTAATACCAACAACGCAGAGCGGATGCGTATTGATAGCTCTGGTAATGTAGGTATTGGTACTTCTACAATAGGCACAAAGCTAAATGTTCTTTTAGGAACATCTTACACAATTGGCAGCAACTGGAATACTAGCGTTGTTACTTTTGGTCAAGCTATATCTTCAGGCGGTGTTGCTGGAGGCGCATTAGGAGTTTCTTTTGATACAACAAACGGAGCAACACTTAGCTCTTTAAATCCGGGTGTATCTTGGTATCAAATGCAGCTTGCCGGTACTTATATTGCATTTAGAACAGGAGGAAGTGCAACAGAAGCTGCTCGTATAGATGGTAGTGGTAATTTGTTGGTTGGTACTACAGCTGCATTTTCTAGCGGTTTAACTTGTATTGCTTTTGACGGTAGCGCTAAAAATGGTTTAAACATTAAAACAACATATTCTTCTACAGGTTCAGGTTACATAGGGTTTTATAATTCCGCTGGAACACAAACTGGCTACATATCACAAAACGGCACAACTACAGTCAACTATGTAACATCGTCAGACTATCGCTTAAAAGAAAACATTGTTCCACTTACAGACGCATTGGTTAAAGTAGCAAAACTTAAACCAGTTACTTATACTTGGAAAGACACAAACAATGAAATAGGAGAAGGATTTATTGCCCATGAACTTCAAGAAGTTTGTCCATTAGCGGTTAGTGGTGAAAAAGATGAGGTCAATGAAGATGGTTCAATTAAAGCACAAGGGATTGACCCAAGTAAAATTATTGGTCTTTTAACCGCAGCAATCCAAGAACAACAAGCCCTTATCACCACATTGCAGACTCAAGTAGCTGCCCTTCAAGCAAAGGTAGGAGCATAAAATGACAACTATTACATGGCAAATTGAATACATGGATGTGGCAACACAACCTATTGATGGACAAACACAAGTAGTATTAACTGCTGGCTGGCGTTGTATTGGCACAGACGGAACTCATAGCGCATCAAATTATGGTTCTTGTTCATTTCCACAGCCAACTACAGGCGGTCAATTTACTCCTTACGCACAACTTACCCAAGCTCAAGTATTGGGATGGTGTTATGAAAATGGAGTAAATCAAACTGAAGTAGAGGCATCTGTTACAGCACAAGTTAATGCTTTAGTAAATCCACCTGTAACACAACCTGCACTTCCTTGGTCTGCATAATGTTTACTTGGAAAATCCTAGAAGTTTCTGCTAAAGATGGTTTGATAACCCATGCTCGTTATCATGTCACCGCTTCAAGCGAAGATAAATCAGTAGAAACTGAAGGTAATTGGTATTTTGACTGCCCAACTGCAAAAGTGCCTTTTGACCAAGTTACCGAAGAAATGGTAGCTGGTTGGATTGAGGGTGAAGCAGTAAAAGATGGTCAATGCCATATTACCGCTAGATTACAAGAGCAGTTAGAGGCTATGGAAAATAAAGTCATACCACCCTGGCAACCACAAGTATTTAAACCTGAGATTTAATCATGACACAGCCAATAGACATCATTTCAAGAGCATTAAAAGATATTGGAGCTTTAGAAGCTGGAGAAACTCCAACCCCTGAAGCTGCTCAAGATGCTTTTGATATGCTTAATGACCTTGTAGATCAATGGTCAAACGAAGAAATGATGGTGTTCTATAAGAATGAGATTGTGTTTCCTATCGTTCCCGGACAGACTCAATACACGATTGGCCCTGGCGGTCAAATTGGTGCAATCGTTACAGGTTCAATTTCAGGCAATATTTTGACTATTACTGGCATCTCATCAGGCGCAGTAAACGTAGGTCAAACACTAAGTGGCACAGGCATTACGAATGGCACAAAGATTGTCGCTATGCTTACAGGCGCAGGAAACAACGTCAACGAAGCTGGCACATATCAAGTCAACATCAATCAAAACGTATCCTCTACAACGATTAACTTATACTATCAACGCCCATTATCAATAGATTCTGCATTTGTTCGTATCAATACAAACTCTAATGGCGTTCCTATCGTCAATGGTGGTTTGGATTACCCAATCGCAGTTTTAGCGGTTAAAGAATACGAAATGATTGGTTTAAAGACTTTGAATGGCCCGTGGCCAAAAGCTCTTTACTATCAGCCAAGTGAGTCATTAGGCAATATTTATGTATGGCCTAATCCTTCACAGGGCGAAATGCACATCTTTACAGATAATTTATTTCAAGGCTACACAACCCTAAACGATCCTATTATTCTGCCACAGGGCTACTCTATGGCTCTTAGATGGTGTTTAGCAGAGCGTTTAATGCCTATGTATGGCAAAGCCTCGCCCACGCAAATTACGATGATTCAGCAATACGCTGCTCAATCAAAAGCAACAGTTAAACGAATTAATATGAAGCCAGTTCAGTCAGCACGTTTTGCAGATGCAATGCTGGCAAGCAGACAAAAGGACGCAGGATGGATCCTCAGCGGAGGGTTCTTTCGCTAATATGCAATATTACATTTACCAACATCGTGCTGCTGATACTGGTGAAATCTTTTATGTTGGCAAAGGTAAAGATAAACGCCATGCTGATAAAAATAAAAGAAGTCGGTATTGGAAATTTTATGTAGAAAAACATGGTTTTACATCAGAAATTATTGCTGATAATTTAGATGAAGAATTGGCTTTTCTTGCCGAAATAGAATGTATTGATGTTTATAAAAGACGTGGCATCAAACTTGTAAATTTAAGCAATGGTGGAGAAGGATGTTCTGGTTATTCACATCCACATTCAGAAGAACAAAAAGCTAAATGGTCAGACATGCGTAAGGGTGTAACAAGCCCAAGAAAAGGCGTAAAGCTATCTGAAGAAACAAAAGAAAAAATGCGCCAATCAAAAATTGGAAAGCCTCTTATTGCTAATCGTGTTTTAACTTCTAAACAAGTATTAGAAATTCGTCAACGAGTTGGTTATAGAAATATTGCTATGCTTGCTAGAGAATATGGCGTTGGAGAATCTACCATCCGCAGAATTCGTGATGGCGAACGATATGGAGATGTCAAATAATGCCCGATTTTGGTTTTGTTGGCCCGTCTTACGAAGCACCAAGTATTTTTCAAGATGCCCAAGAATTAATTAATTGGCGACCTGAAGTTGATCCGAATAAAGGCCCTGATAGTCGGGGCGTTATTGCTTTATATCCCACGCCCGGATTAACCACTCAAGTCGTTCTGCCTAATGCTCAAGAAGTTAGGGGCATGAGAACAGTTAGCGGTGGTCAGCAGATGGTTGCCGTTTGTGGGCCTTATGTTTATGTTTTGACATCAAACCTCACTCCAACGATTGTTGGTCAGCTTAATACTTCATCGGGTCACGTAGGCATTACTGATAACGGAATTAACGTTTATATCGTTGACGGAGCTTATCGCTACACATGGAGAATTAATAACCCAACCGCAGCGACTGTTCAAGGTTCTATTTCAGGGACAACCCTAACAATTAGTCGTACGTATTCTGGTACGCTTGCAGTCGGACAAGCCATTTATGGTATTGGCGTAAGTAATGAAACTGTCATTTTGTCAGGTTCAGGCACTACTTGGACTGTAAATAAGTCCCAAACTGTTGCTTCTACGCAACTATATGCCTCAAATACGATTAGTTTTCAAGGCTCTATTGCCGATGTAACTGTAGGAGCTACTGTCTATCATCAGTTGTCTGTAAGCCCTTCTGTAACCCTGTATTTAGGTCAAACTATTGTTGGCACAGGCGTTTCAGATCAAACAATGATTACGCAAATCGCTACTGCAGGGTCAGCTTATTACATTAATAAGTCTTATACGATTAGCTCAGAGCAAATGTATGCTTTGAACTTTACGCAGATTCCAAATACCGATGGTGCTTTTAATGGCGCAGATGTCGTTGATATTGTAGATAATTACTTTGTTTATAACGATCCTGGCACACAGCAATGGGCTGCATCTAATACTTTAAGTCCTATTACGCCCGCCCTATCCTTTTCATCTAAAGACGGATCGCCTGATAATCTTGTATCTTTAATCGTAGATCACCGAGAAGTCTATTTATTGGGTGAAAACTCAAGCGAAGTTTGGGTTGACGTGGGAGCTTTCCCATTCCCATTCCAACGAGTTCCCGGCACAAACACACAGCATGGTATTGTGGCTAAGTTCTCGGTGGCTCGTCTAGGCAATTCTTTTGCTTATGTCAGCCGTAATATTCGTGGTCAAGCCCAAATTATGATGATGCAAGGGTATATACCTACCCGCATCTCTACTCATGCTGTTGAGAACACTTTAGTTAACCAAAAGGTTGACGATGCAATCGCTTGGACTTATCAATTAGAAGGTCACGAAGTCTATGTAGTATCGTTCCCTAGCTTAGATTTAACTTGGGCTTATGACGTTTCTACCCAAATGTGGCATAAATGGCTATGGGTGGATAGCAATAACGTTTATCACCGCCATCGTGGAAACTGCCTAGCTTTGTTTCAAGGCATGGTTTTGGTAGGCGATTGGCAAAACGGCAAGATTTATGAGCTAGACCCTAATAATTACACCGATGACGGAGATACCATTCGTAGGGTTCGTAGATGCCCTCATTTAGTCGCTGATTTACAGCGTGAATACTTTGACGAATTACAGCTTCAGTTCCAGCCTGGCGTGGGTATTGGTGGCACATTTATCTCATCTGGCACGTATATCGGCACAAATCTGATAATTCCACCGACCCAAACGTATGCAATCCCACCTTTTGGGCTTTACATTATCGGTATTCCTACAAACGTCAATAGTGCAACTTCGTTTACAAACCCTCAAGCTATGCTACGTTGGTCAAACGATGGAGGCTCTACTTGGAGTCGTGAATATTGGATTCCGATTGGTCAGCAAGGAAAGTATAAAAATCGTGCAATTTGGCGCAGATTAGGCACAGCACGAGACAGAATTTATGAAGTTGTAATGACTGACCCTGTAAAAGCGGTAATTGTGTCGGCAAACTTGAAGTCTAGCGTTGGAGAGAACTAATGGCTAATGGAATCTGGTCATCGACTCAAAACAACCCTTATCCGCAATCTGAGTTTTTAGATGCTACAACAAAACGGCCTACACGGGCGTGGCAACAGTTTTTTCTAAATTTATTGAATTTTAGCTCTGCAAGCACGGCTTCATCAGGATCGGCTACTTTACCAGCTAACCCTGTTGGGTTCATAAACGTTACAGTAAATGGTCAAAATTACAAGGTTCCGTATTATAATTTGTAGTAGGTAAAAAAGGGGGTGTGTATGGTTGAGTATAGAGAAGAAAGATTTGGTGACTTTTTCGAGGAAATGAAAGCTCTTTTAGACGATCATTACCAAGAATTAAGCGTAACGAAGGTTTTTGGATTAAACCCGAATTATGACAGGTATTTGGAGTTACAAGATTCAGGCGATTTATTTTGTTTAACTTGCCGAAAAGATGGTGAACTAATAGGTTACATCATCTATTTTGTGTATCGCCACCTGCATTATTGGGATTGTTTGACTGCTATGGAAGATGTCTATTTCATTAGAAAAGACCAAAGACAAGGCAGAATTGGATTAAATTTGTTTAAGGAAGCTGAAAAAGCCCTTAAAGAACATGGAGTTAACAGAATTAATATTAGCTGTAAGGTTCATTTAGATCACACCAAGATATTTGAACATTTAGGCTATAAATTTATTGAAAAGCATTTTACGAAATTGCTCGATTAGGACAAACTATGTATTATTCAAAACGCCAACTTTACGCACTCGGAGAAACTTTAGGGGATTCTGTCACACAGAATAAGGTTTGCGGAGGTCGCATCTACGGA